GTTTTGTAGAATAAAAATTTATTATTATATTTGTAGTGTAAAGAAAAAATAATTTTTTATTAAAATAATACCCAAATTATTTGGAGATTGAGAAAAATTGTTGTATATTTGTAGTATCAAAATAAAACAAGTAATTCTACTACTTCTAGGCAGGTGAAAATCCTGCCACTTTTTAACATTAAGGTGTCAAATTTTTACTCACTTGATGTGTATAGATAAAATAAAAATAGACAATTAATAACCAAAATTATTACAACTATGAAAACATATTTAAATGAAATTATTAATGAGTTGCCAACTAACTGTTTATTTGATAAAGGAAAAGTTGGATGTGGAGGAACTTCAATGGCAATTGAATGCAATAAGCCTTATGTTATTTGTGTTCCATTTACTAGCTTAGTTGAAAATAAACTTCAACAATATCCAAATGAAAGACGTACTGAGAAGATATTTGGAGTTTATGCTGGTGTTACTATTAAAGAGATTAAAGATTATGTAGATAGTGTTAAATGCCCTAAAATCATTGTTACCTATGATTCTCTTTATAAAGTTATTTCTGCAATTAATCCTAAAGAGTTTAGCATTTTAATTGATGAATATCATATTCTCTTTAATCAGTATAGCTTTAGAAGCTCTGCTATTCAATCAGTGCTTAAATATTATAAATTATTTGGTAATTTTACATTTATGACCGCAACACCTTTAGAGGAAGAGTTTGTATTAGATGAATTAAAAGATTTAGAATTAGTAAAGCAGGAATGGGATGATGTTATAGATGTAAAAGTGCAAACTGTTAAATGTGATAATGTAGAAGCTTCTACTATTAAACTTATAAATGGATTTTTAAACGGACAGGTTGAAGGTAACGCCTACATATTCGTTAATTCAGTAGACTTTATAAAGAACCTTATTAAGAAAGCCAAATTAACATCTAATAATACCAGAGTTATATATTCCAAAAACAATAAAACTAAACTGTCAATTCCTAATTCAACAGTCTTAGATGAACCTAAGAAAATAAACTTATTAACTTCAACTGTATTTGAAGGTTCAGATATTTATGATGAAAATGGAAGGATAATAATTATATCTGATCCAAGTAAAGCTAATACATTACTTGATATATCAACTTCTATACAGCAGATTGCTGGTAGAATTAGAAATAGTAAATATATTAATTGGATAACTCACATTTATTCTACAACAAGATATGCTGATATATCTTATGAAGAATTTAAAAAGCTTAATATCCAGAATATTGAAGAAACTAAAATTGCTGTAGAAGCATACAATAAACTTCCAGAGATAGCTAAAAAGAAACTTAGAGAATTTACTTCTGATGCATACATTAAATTAAATTGGGATGATGTATTTGAATTTGACCCTAATATGGCTAAAATTGATTTATTTAATTTTAAAGTATCTAGGGGACTGTATTCTGCTAGAGCTAATCTTTCTAAGGAATATATTAATAAAGGATTTAATAAAGTGGTAGAACAATATGATAATTCTATAAAAATAGATCTAAATACTAAAACAAAAGCATTTAAAGATATAATTAAAGAAGTAAGAGAGGAATATGAAACCTTATATAAGGTAAACACCCCAAAATTAGATGATGCTCTTATTAAATACCCTTGGTTAATGGATGCTATTACTAAACTTGGATTCAATAAAATGGCCACTCTAAAATACTGTATTACTAAAATAAAAGATGAACTTATTAAAACTTCAGATAAATCTGTAGATAATAAAGTAGCAAATAAACTTAATAAAGATATAACTTTAGGTATGTGGTATTCTAATACTGATATTAAAAAGATACTACAAAAAGCTTATGATTTAGTTAATAAAACTAATGCTAAAGCTACTGATATTACAAAATATTATGAAGTTAAGGTAACTAAAAAATCAGTGAATGGAAACAGATCTTATGGATATACTATTATAGGTAAAAAGTATGTCTTTAAAAATTAGTATGTCTATTTTTATTTTTATCTATATACATTAGTTGAGTAAAAAATAGACATTTATTAAAATATTTTAATTATGGAAAGTGATATTAAAGAAACAATAAAACAAACAGAAGAGTATATTAAAGAATTGGATAAATGAATGCTCGAATGTAAAGAGGCTACTAAAAGATTTGGTGATATTATAGATAAAGTATTAAAAAATAAAGATTATATGTTTATTTCTAAATTTGATTAATTATGGATGATCATTTATTTAAAAAGCTTGAAGAACTAGAATACAGAATAGTTCAACTAGAAAACCAGAATAGAGGTTTAGTTTGGGAAGAAGTAGAAGAAATGCCAAAACCAGAAATTACTAATGCAACATATACTGATTAATATGAAATACCAAACCTATAAAGTATGTATAAATGGAGTGTATTATGTATATGTAATACCAGAAAATAGTAAGTTTTTAGTAGACTTACAAACAGGAGAATTAATACCTAAAGATGAGAAATTATTTGAGATAATGGAATAAACAAAAAGGAGGGTTATTTGCCCTCCTTTTCTTTTTTATTAAACATATCTTCACTTGAATCCTTTTACTTTATAACCTTCTCTAATTGCTTTAGCAATAGAATTTTTATGAACTCCGACATCTAAAGAAGCACTAACTGCACAATCATATTCTTTAATAAGAATATCATCTTTATATGCACCTACTTTCTTAGCTCTTGGATTATTGCCAAAAGAATTATTTAAATAGCTCAAATCTCTTCCTTTCTGGCTATCACTCATCTTTTTCCTAGTTTCTTCTGATGGATGTCTTCCAATACTTTTAGCTCTTATCTTGTCTTTTCTTTCTTGAGTAAATGTAATTCCTAATGTGCCATCACCTCCGTCTGTAGCATTATAACCGTATTTCAGATTACGAGTATTATATCTATAAATAAGAATCTTCTCTAATGTTTTAGCACAAGCTTCTGGTAATCCTTCTTTAACTATAATGTGTTCAAATCCATCTCATCCATATTTTTTAATAGCATTTTCAAATGGCTGTTTTCTATAGCCAAGACCGTTTGCCCATCGTATCTCTGGCTTCTTACAAGTAATTCCAATATATTTCTTACCATTAATCTTGTTTAAATGAACATATACACTATACATATAAATTACCTTTCTTTCTTCGTTGTAATCCTTTAATACTATATAAAGCAATATGCACTCAGTGAGCAGTACTACTTCTTTCTATAAAGCATTCGTCAAAATCATACTTTTCAATAGCTTCAGTAATCCAAACCTGAAATTCTTTCATTTGGCCGTTACTTGGAATTATATCTGCCGCATATCCTGTTAGGTGAGCAGATATCAAAGATCCTCCTACAGCTTTATTAAGCTTATTACATCTATAACCTGAATTCACACTTATTGCTGGATTTCCCAACCGATTAACATCACAATACTCTGCCCAATCACTTCTTAATGGGTCTAAAAGTTTCTCGACTAACTCTATAAGGTGTTCAGTAATCTCTTTATTTGGAGTATTATCTATCTTCTTAATAGAAGCTGTATCAGATCTTGTTAATTCACTAATAGTAAAATATTTCATTATTTAATAATATCTTTAAGCATAGTATAACGGTAAAATAAATGACATCCTGCACCAAGTGCTATGAGTACTAATGTAATCCAAAATGGAATTACTTTTACCATTAAAAATACTAAGATTATAATTACTATTGCTATTAAATATTTCATCCAATATTTCATAACTTATTTATTTAAAATTATACTTACTTTAATTCCTGCATCTCTTAGTTTTACTCAAGTATCAACTGGCATCTCATTATCACAATAAGATAAGCCTAAAATTCCAATATCTCTATCTTCTGATTTTAAATAGAATATTGCAATCTTATTAACATCATTAGATTTAAATGTATAGTACATTCTTCTATCTAATTCCTTTATATCTTCAACATCTCCAAATCATCCTCCTTTTTTAGATGTTTCTAATATAAATAAATAATCAGATAATAGGAAGTCTTTATAATGACTTGAAACTGGAGCAACTCCAGGTTCTGTTTCTTCACTATTCATAATTCCATAAGTGAATGGAAGTCCTCCTAATCCTGAAGTGCCATTATGATACTCAATAACTCAAGCTCTATCTGCATTCGTATCATTTAAAAGATCTTTAAGAATATATCTAACCTTAAGATCTGCTTCTTGTCGTATTACTTGATTAGTATTATGAACTGTTTCTATATAACTTACAACTTTATCATATATTATTCCTGGATTAGTACTTATAATTATTACATAAGAAATAAATATAAATCCAAATCCACCTTTAATTATTTTCCACAGTCCATATTTATCTACTCATTCTAATACCTTTCCAAACCAGTTTAATTTATTTTCCATTACATATTATCAGAACAAGTACCCAGAGTGTTGTCTACAGCTAAATCAACTCTAACAAATATTCCAGTACAAATATCTTTGAACTTCTGATAAAATGGAGTAAAAATTAAAGGATAAGAAATATCAACTTCTGGATATTGGTTATTAAATCGGTTAATTATATTAGTTAATGCTAATATTCCAGCTGATTGCTCTTCAAGCTGATTATTATCAGTCTCATCCCATCTTGCTATAAAATAGAGATTTAAAGAGTAAGTAATAGTATCCTCATCCATATTAAATGTATTTGGAGTTATATAAAATACATTATATTCAATAGTTGGGATACTATTAAGTTCATATATATCCTTACTTCCTACAAAATTAATATTGGGTTCTTCAAGAGCACAAGCTTTTAAATTGTTTATTAATTCAAAATACGTCATCTTACTTACTCTTTTTATTGTTATCACTTGAAGGGAAATCATAAGCTCTTTGCAGAGGACCTTCACAAGAATTATATCTCCAACCTTTACCTCTAGCTCCACCTAACCAAATAGTGCAAGATGAACTTGAATACATATTTGGATACATATCTTTAAGAGGTTTATAAGAATACAATTCAGGAAAATCATTATAATATGTAATTACCCAATTTTGTAATCTTGTTTTAAAGAAATCTGCTTTATCTCTATAATATTTCTTAATAAGATTAACTTGATTAATATCAGAAGTTAAATCTTTCTCATCATCAGTCCTCATAACACCAAAGTTACTAAGCTTAAACGAAATAGGTATAGTAATCTCACTTAATACTTGATAAAGTAAATAAGGCTGAATATAGTAATCTAGCAATTCTTTATATCTATGATTTTCTGGGTCATCTATAGAAGTAGGATCATAAATAGGAGGTTCTATTGGATGAACTGGTTTATTTGGGTCTTTTCAATCAATTACTAATTTCTGAATCTTTTCTAAGAGCTTAGTTCCAATTAATGACTGAAGCTCAATATCTTGTGCAAGTTTAATTGCTGACTGAAGATATTTACCAGAAACATTATTGTCTAAATTGGATTCTGATTTTATATAATCTTCAGATATTAATAGTACATTTCTATATTCCATAATAATATTTATAATTTTTGCAGGGTTTATTTTTTCTACAAGATCTAGATATACTAGAAGAATCTACATTATTCTTCTCTCCAGCTTCCTTAGCTGATTTATACTCACAAATAAAATTACCATCTAAATCATACTTATATACTTTTTTGCACTGACGTTCTGAAATTAGTTGTTTTTCTTTATCTGAGAGTTTCATACCTTTATTTCAAGGAGTTTTGCCTAATCTTGCCTCCCTCATTTTACGCTTGCTTTCATCTGAATGCTGTTTACCATAAAATGAGTTATTTTCTCCTGATCTTATAATTCTAAGACTATCTTTATAATCTTGTGAAAAAGAATATCCACAAGTACCGTCTCCTCCATCAGTTAAATTATACCCATATTTTGGATTTCTAGTATTATACTTATAAATCAGAATCTTTTCTAAAGTCTTAGCACAAGCTTCTGGAAGATTATCTCTAATTATAATATGCTCAAAATTATCTCAACCATATTTTTTAATTGCTCTGCTAAAATAAAGATTATTCTTGTAACCTTGACCTTTAGTTCCCCATCTATTATTTAAAGTAAGTGATGTTATTCCAAAATATAATTTATTATCAGCTATATTCTTATGGCAGTACACTGTATAATTATTCAACATTTTCTGCATTGTCTGACATTCCTTTTGGAGTTAAACTAAATGGTTCAATAGTAATACTATTCTTAATGCCGAAGATTTTATCAAATGAGTCACAAATTTCTGATTGTATTGGGCGTACAAAAGTACGATTATATAGCTTAAATGCTTCATTAAACTCATTTTCATTAAATCCTGAGCTATAGTTTAAACCGAACAACGAAGGATTAGCTCTGAAGGCACAGAATATTTGATCTCTTGTTCTCTCAGATAACGATTGATATTTCTCATCAAAATCATCAGAATCTAATCTTTCAATAGTAGTCTTATTTGCCTCATCTGCATTATATGAAATCAATATTCTGCCAGCATTCTGATAACCAGAGAACTTCTCATTAATATTCCTCTCAATCTCCTCTCTAATTTCATCTGTAGGTTCCCCATTATTAAAGTTAATAATAAGATTACCCATAAATCCATTATTGATGTTATTTAAATGGAATTCATTAATATTTTTCTCAGTTTCGCAAGATAAAATAGCAGCTCCATAAACAGGAATAGGATATACTCCTCTTGTTATATAACCTTTATTATAAAATATACTAGCTGGATTTTCATCAGCAGCTCCAAATTTTGGATATTTTATAGCTTTTACAGACCAAGCTGTCCAATCAGTTGCATAATATAATATATCATTCTTTTCGCTTGACCTTACATTCATAAAATCAATATGATAGATCTCTGCAACTCTTCCAAGCATATCTCTAATTACTTGGATAGCATAACCTCCAAATATCATCTTATCAATAGTGATTTTTCTCATTATATCAACTATTGTTTCACCTTTCTTGTTTACAACTACTTCAAATCCTGGAGCATTACATTTAACATCATTACCAACAATAAAGTCAGCAGAACCATTAATAATAGATTGGAGAGTAGCAACATTTAAGTATAAATCTCATAGATATAATGGATATTTGTTATCTTCTCCCCACATTACATAATCTTTTCCTCTTACTTTAGTTTCTGTAGGTAATACGATATTACTTGCAATAAATGGATCAATAGCACTTAACTGAACTTTTGTTTTATTTTCGCTCATAACTTACGTATGTATTAGATTTGTCGTATTGATAATTATTATTCTCATAATCTCCAATTCTTATTAATCCTGTTCCCAATATAGGTATTGGTTTACCAGCAACTAATATCTGAGTACCATTAGTAAGAGTATTATTATATGTAACCAGAATAACTGGATTGCCATATAACTCTGATCTAAATGGATTGTTTACATCAACTATAACTTGAAATTTATTTGGATTAGTAAATAAAATATATTGATATTCACCGTCTCTCATTCCTTCTTGAAGTGTAATATCAAACTTATAGTAGATATTCTCAGAATAATTCTGATTTTCAAGATCAAATGTATAAACTTCTTTAGTAGTTGTATTTTGCATTAATAAAGTATAATTCATATTTTACATAGTTTTACATTACTTTTACATATCTTTTTCTTAAAATATAAACCAATTTACTAATGTATTAAAATAATTAAAGGAGACCTAAGCCTCCTTTAATGTCAAGTTTTTACTCACTCAAAGTACTAAGAAAAAATAAAAATAGACAAAAATTATGCTGATGCTAAAGTTCAGTTTTTAGATGTAGCTAATGATTTCTGTTCCTCAGTAAGTGCATTATAAACGTTAGTATAAAAAGTTAAAGTTTTGGTATCCTTTCCAGTTAAATCACTAACATTTGTAATAATATCAGTTACTGATTGACTATTTAGTGCTCTAAAATTTGCTAAATTCATACTTTTATCAGCTCCTTCAACACCCCCAAAATAAGTAACAGTAGTATTAGCAGATGCACATATTGAAGTTTTATTTAGATCTTCTGTTAATGTGCAATTATTTAATTTAATTTTTCCTACTGTTGTAACACCCTCATTATATGCACTAAAGTAATAATATAAAGATAGTTGTCCATTAATAACTTCAATTTCAGGAACATTACTGCTAACAGAATAAAAGAAAAATTGTAAAGATGATACACCAGTATCAACTTCATTTATCACTTTTAAAGTAGTTGGTAAATTAGAAGCATTAAAGAATGTTCTTGTTGCATAATTTCAACTAGAGGATAAGGTATTAATTAATTCTAAATTATTTAGTATGCCTTGAAATCCAGAAAATGCGTACGAATCCCCAACACTAGTTCTTATATTATCAATATATATATTATATGTGTTTTGGAAGGCATATGATGCGTCATATACTTTAGACAGATCAATATGACTTGATATATCTATTGTAGATATGAAATTAGTCCCATCAAATCAATGATTTATATTATCTGGAAGAGAATATTCTATATTATTATATTGCTCTTGTGTCATACTAGAATATGCAAATGTTAATCCATAATCATTTAAATTAATCTTTCCTCCACCACCTCCAGAAATCTGTCCTATCTTATCTGCATAGCTTCTAAAGGTATCTGAATCTGATACAGCAACACCTTTAGCTACAATAGCATCTTTAATGGCACTTTTAGTACCTTCAAGATACGTTAATTTATCAGAAATTGTATTTGCCATATTAGATATATTTAAATTTTACCCCTTTATAAGTGTCTGTTCTTCCTTTAAGACAATCTATAACTCTACTATGAGTATACCCATCTATTGATGTTTCAATTGCATTTTTATATGTTTTAACTAGTAAATCATTAATAAATAGCCCTACAGGTTTACTAATTTTATCAATACATCTATTTATTCTAGTTCCATATGTATTATTATACTTTGCATCACATCATTCTAAATTTTCTACCCTATTATCTGTCTTATTTTCATTTATATGGTTAACATATGGTAGATTGTCAGGATTTGGAATAAATGCTTCTGCTACTAGTCTGTGAACTTTAATAGCTTTAGGTTTATCTAAGCCAGATACTAGAATTACATAATTATAGCCATATTTATCTATATGCTGTTTTAGCTTTTTATGTATTTGTTTTCTGGTTCTTCCAATAGAATCTTTAAAAGTCAATGGGTTACTATATACATCTCCTGTAGAAGATACACTATAGTTAGGATAATTTGTTAATACTCTATTCATTTGGAATTTCACCATTAATTGTATCAAGAGTAGTTGAAATATTACCAATCTGAGCTTGAATTGCTGAGATTTCTCCATCTAACTCTGTCATCTTTGTATTATATGCATCTGTAGTTACATAGTTTGATAACTCACTTTTATCTGCTTTAAGTGCAACTTCATCTTTAGTAGCTAATCCAGATACATCAGGAATCTTATTCTCTACAGCTGTAAGCTCTTCTTTAGTAGCAAAATCACTAGTATCAGGAATTTCTGCTTTAGTTGCATAATTACTTAAATCTACAGATAGTTGCAAACCTTCTCCATTTCTATGTAAAGATAGAGGTTGATTAGCTTGGAATACTTCCATCTTAGAAGTTTCTAACTCCTCAACTTCCCCTTTAAGATTAGTAATCTCAGTATTAATTGGAACAAGCTTAGCATCTATAGATTGATCTACTAAAGGAGGAACTTGATCTTCAATACTTTCTGTTACTTTAGTATTAATTAACTCTTCTGCTTTCTCTTCAGAAATGTAATTACCTTTAGGTTGGAATCTTTCATCTGCTTCAATCTTAGTATAAGAACCAACAGGAAGTTGTCCAGATTCAATACCACATTTCTTACTTACATAGAAAGTTTGTGTATTTTTAGTATTCTTAAGTATAATCATAATTATCTAACTTTTATTGATTCCTCATACTCTTTAGAAGCTTTAATAGCTAATTCTTTATATTCAGCATCCTTATCTAAAGAGACTTCTGATAGATGCTCTAAATCGCAACTTAAAGGACAGATACATTCAGTAAATGAACTGTATAATTTAATATCCATTCCTTCTTTATAGTTAGTAAGTATATAACCTTCTTCTGGACTAACTACTTTATATTTTTCTTTAATTTCAATTTTCATAATTATGCAACTCGATTTATGCTCCAATTCTTTGAAGCGATTAATGATTTCTGTTCATCTGTAAGTTTATCATATGCAGTAGATTTAAAGGATATAGCAGAACCACTAAATATACACTCACCAATAGATTCTGCTATAGTTTGTAATGAATCCGTAGATAAATTTGGAGATTGAGCAAAATATAGAAGACTAGCAGTTTTAAAACCTTCTCCTAATCCATTTAAAGCTCCTACAGTGACTAATTCTGGACAAGATGCAGCAAAACTAGTACAATCTGTAACAAGATGACAATCTATTTCTGGTGTAGCTGTTAATCTACTACAAGTACTAAACATATAGCTTATATCTGTAATTCCAGTAAAGATAAAATTACTTGGAATAGTTGTTAGATATAATGCTCTATGAAACATATGATTACAATCTCCTTTAAAGGGAATATTAATCGTTATATTATCTATATTAGTAGCTCCGTCAGCTGTCTCTGCAAATGCCCATTTTGGATCTACTAATACAAGATTTTGAAAATTATTCATTACAGAGAAATCATTATTATCTATTTTTACTCCAATAAATAAATAATTTGCACTTACTTCTTTAGTAGTTGTAGGTATTTTAACATTAGATAAAGTGGCACTATGTATTGTTTGACCCCAAAATTGAGATTCACTAGACCATCTTCCATATGCTTCATTAAGATTAGTAATCTCCTGGTTATTTAGATCAAAATGAGATGTTTTAAAAAACCCTCCTTTTCTACTTAAATCTCCACTATTTAACTTTACATCTGCATATGTTTGAGCAGAACCTATAATACTACAAAGAGGTACACCATCTATATTAAGGGCTAATTCACTTAAATCAGCAGTAAAACTAATTACTGTAGAAGTAAGGTCAGATCCTCTACCCATTCAATCCCTTTGTATATCATTTATAGTTCCATCATAACTGCTAAATACATAACTGCAAGGATCAACTATTGTAGTACCTTGAGGAACTGGATTAGCAACTGTAACTATTTGTGGATTACAAGGATTGATAGGCCAGACTTTGGTACTGCCGACATAAATAGCAGTACCTTGTCTGTCACCTACATAAAATGTTTTTAAATCATCTCTAATATTCATATTATTCTACAATTAAATATTGTGTATTAGGATCTTTAGTTGATAAACTATCATACTCTGCTTGAGTTAGAACAGTAATCGTATTTATTTGAGGTTGGGTTCCAGTTCCAGCTTCAATATAGTTTCCAGCAGGCTGAATACCTAAATCTGATAAACTCTTATTGCCAGATAACTCAACAGAATTAATCTGAGGTTTATTTGTTAACTGAGTATAGTCAGTAGTCCCTCCACCTCCAGATATTTCAAGATTACCTTCTCCTAAAATACTTTCACCATTAATAGTCTTTATATTAGTACCAGAAACTAACTGTTCTTGATAACTATGATAACTAGTATCAGCAGATACTCCAGTTGGAGTAATAGTAGTTTGAACTACAGTATGATTAGCTGTCGTACTTTCAAAATGGAAAGTAGCTTGAATATTTTCTCCTGAAACAAAACATACTTCTGGAGCTGCTATATCACCATAACCTAGAATATTTACATAATAAAGCTCAAATGGTGTTTTATTAGCTATAGCATTCTTAACAGCAGCGAAATCTCCAGAAAGATGGGTTGAGGAATTTATAAATAGATATGGAATATTAGAACCACTATCAATTACTATATTACCTTCTCCAAGTAAAGATTGACTATTGATTGTTTTGATATTAGTTCCACTTACAAGTAAATCTTGCTTAGTAGCCATCTCTTTATCAAGAGAATCAATCTTATCTCCATCTTCTTCTTGCTTTGTTTTAATAATTGATATATCTGAAGTATTAGTTGCTACTTGAGTAGATAAAGATTCTACTACAGAAGAATCAGCTTTACCAGCAAGTTCAGTTTTTGTTGCATAATCTCCTACAGGCTGTTTAGTAGCAAGTTGCTCATCAACATAAGTCTTATCTGCTTTACCTGCTAAATCTCCAGAAACCTCTGCTTCAGTTACAAAGTTAGAATCATTAGTAAGCTCACTAACTTTAGTTGGAATATCACTCTTTAAAGCATAATCACCAACTGGTTGGTATCCAGATAAATCTACAGATAATTGGGATTTATCTTCATTAAAAGCTAATGGAGCTTGTGGAGTAAATACACCTTGCTTAGTTGCAAGTTTCTCATCTACTTCATCTTTAGTATAACCTTTATTAGTAAGATCAACTTCTGTGGTCTTAACAGTCATTTGGCCATTATTAACTATAATAGCATTAATAGTTACTAATACCCCATCATCTTTAAAATAGTATCCATATAAATCAATAGTATTAGTATGCTCTACTACAGTCATTGGAACTACTATTGTATCTTCATTATATGTAATCTGCCCAAATAAATAGAAGTCCATATTACTTCTAATGAAGTTATATATTTCTAACTGTCTATCTGGATCATTAATATCTAAATTTAAGAAGAAGTGATTCTGGAATGCAGATATTACATTATCAACAATAGATATATTAGCTCCTGCCGTTAATGTTCCCTGTTTTGCATTTATAGCTTTATTAATTTCTGCATTTAGATTGTCAATCTCAGCCTTTGTATATTTATCTGATAACTGAGCATATAAATCAGCATTAATTAGACCTGCAGAATTAGTTTCAGTATTATAAACAGGAAGTTCTTCAGCGTCTCCAGTTTGATTTCCAAATATTGGAGCTATTGTTACTTTATCAGGGATAGCTTTAATCTGAATTGATGGAACTATTACTGTAGGATTAATAAGCTCTGCTCCATTTAAAAATGGCTTATTATTAATTGTAGAATAATCTGCTGAAATAGTATTATCCTCAATTACTATACCATTACCTTGAACTAATATATCTTGTTTGCCAGAAGTAGCTTCAGTTATTTCTACAGTAACTTCTTCTTTAGTTGGATAGTCAATAAGTTTCTCTGTAATTTGATTGTCAATATCTTCAATAGAAGGAATTCCTAATTCTTTAGAAGGAATATTTCCATTTAATTCAACCCCATTGATTTCAGGCTTAAATTGAAGATCTTGATAGTTACTTGATCCTAACTGAGAACCATCCATAACCTTAACTTCATCATCCTTGTCAATAACAATAACTTTAGTCACATTTGACTTATCTATTGTTTCGACTTCAAGGACATTAAGATAGGGAAGAATTGTCTTTTCAGTTTCGTTTGCCATATTATTTTTCTATAAAATATAAATTATTCATTATGTGGTATATAAACAAAATAAGGGGCAAGTAAATTAATACTCGCCCCTCTTTCTGTTATTAAGCACCTACAACGCTTTGGATAGCTTCTGCAGATAACTCATAAGGATAAGAATCTGAATCTGTTGAAAGTGTCAGAGTATAAGCATTCTGATCACCTTTAGCAGTACCAGTAACACCCGTACCAGCGGAAGCGCTTACATAATCATCTTTACCTAAGAACCAATACTTACCATTGCTGTCTTCAACAACAACTGCAAGCTGACCAATTGATAAAGCTGCAATCTCTACTCGTTTTGCTGTTTCCATCTTTGTAAATACAAGAGCAAGCTCATTACTTACATAATTAACACCAGCACTTTCATCTACATTTAAAGTTGAGGTTAGAGAACCAGTAGCCTTTCTAAATTGGTAGTTATACCATTTAGCTGAAGACTCAAGAGTAATAGCTGAAATCATATTGCTCTCAGGATCAACCGTTACACTCTTAACATCTGAATACTGAGTAATCCAAACCTGTTTGATACCACCTAATGAAGGTTGGCAATCAAGTGTGATTCCTGCGATAGTTATTAAACAAGCCATAATTTCAATATCATTTATAAGTTAATAAAATCTATTGAAATTAAGCCTTGGCGCCTAATACTACTTCGTCAGGGAAAGCAACTTGTACACCAGCGTTAAATTCAATAGCTAATCTGAACTCGCGGAAATCCTGTGAATACCACAATTCGAATTTCTCTTCATCGTTCATCATATCTACACCATAGAAGAAGTTCTTGTCTAACTGACCAGCAACAATCTTACCAGTTCCATTAAGACCATTAACAGCAATAACCTTAACCTGTGAACCAGGAAGATAAATCTCACCATTAAGGCTCTCTCCGCTATAGTGGAAATAGTTCTTCTCAACAAGTTCATTTACGAACTTACGGAACATATCGGCACCAACTAAGATAGAAGCACCATCCAGAACCTTCTCAGGAATTGCATTATAAACTGCCATAATGTCAGTATAGGCAGATGTTCCAGCAATTGTTACATCTACAGTACCATTATCAGCAGCAAGAATCTTAAGCAGACCATCAAAATACTTCAAGTTATTAGTTTCTGAAGCCGTATCACCCTGCCAGATAGCTACCTCAATAGCCTCTTTTACGTTCTCTACAACAGCATTTACGAAATCCTCTTCAAAAGGAAGAGTCTTCTGACCAGCGGCTACCTTAACTGCATACTGAGTCCAGTATTTCAGCATAGCCTTATCGCAATATGCCATATTAATCTTAATATTACCAGTCTTAAGAATTCTCTGAGAAAGAGTCTGAGTTCCAGCCTCATCCCAACCACAAGTAAGACCATCACCGAACTGAACATCGGTAGATAACAGGTTAAGAGCAGCATCAGTTTTAATATCTGTTTGAAGATTGAACAAACTTGCACTCTTAGCTTTTAAAACAGCTTCCTTAATAAGAGGGAGACGTCTTTGCTCCACATAAGCAGGAAGAGTTGTCATTACAGGACTATTTGCCATAATTATTTAAAATTTTATAAATTAACCAATAAAGTTTTTAAGCTTTCTATCTATTTCTGCTATTCCACTTATAGGAGCAGTTGTTTTATTTTCGAGTGTTTCCTCTGCTGAAAAAGCAGCACTCATCTTACTCATTTTTTCTACAGTCTTTTCAGTAGCTTCTGACTTTCCTTCAAGTTCTGCTACTTTCTTAACAAGCTTATCTACAATATCATAGAGCTCATTAATTTCGCGATGAATAGCGTCGATTGCATCAGTCTCAGTTTCTTTAACACCGTCTGTTTCAACAGCAGGATCAGCAACTTCCTCAGCTTTTACTCTCTTAGTTCCACAAGCAGCATCAACCTCAACAGTCCTGTCTTCTTCAGGATCTACTACAGCTTTAGGATCAGTAATGGACTCTACTTTACCGTCTTTAACAACAATCGTTTTGCCATCTTCGGTAACATACTCACCATCAGCAGCAGGTGCATATTCGCCAGTATCAGTATCCATTGTATATACACTCATACCTGCCCTTAGATCCTCATCCTCACTACCATCGTAAGTTAGAACTCCAGCACTAGTCTTAACATCGTTAAATTTTGCTAAGAGTTTACTAAGTTCGATTCTCAGTTTAGTTAATTTGTTCATACTTAAATTTAAAATTTTTATGATAGTTTTGTTTATTTTTGCAACATTTTATAATAGCACTATGATCAAAATTTCCGTTTCTTTCAGCGTCCATAGCAGATTTCCAAGTGCATATATAAGTATCATTAATATCTGTCATAATTATACGTTTACTTACTTTTTCTTTCTGCTGTTCAGTTTGTTTAGTTCCCAATCTACATTCTCTTAACTTTAATTTTGTTTCATCCTTTAATACTCTTCCAGACTGTTTTAAAGACATTTTGTGTTTAGATTCTTCACTGTGTTTAAATCCAGTATTAGAACCTCCACCTTCATTTAAATTATAACCATTATTTAATGTATCAAATAACTGAATATATTTAATTTCTGCATTATTTAGTTGTCTTTTCAATAATTCTGTAGAAGAACAACAAAAGATTTGAAGAATTTCCCATTTAAAGTTATTGAATCCATATTTCCTAATCGCTCTATGAAAATATGTAAGATTAGAACTGTATTTATGTTCATTCTTTCTTCTCAAGAAATTATTTGTTTGTCCTACATATTTATTGCCATTTATAAGATTTGTTGCTAGATATATAACTCCACTATACATTCTATTTAACTCTTTTTATTTTTCTCAACATTTTTTGAATCTCTTTAAGTTCCTCATATTCATCAGATTGTCTTTCTAAAGTAAACAATCCCTCAATAGAGAACCCTTTAAACTTTCCAGCTTTAATTGCATCCCATATAACAGGATTATTTACTTTATAAGTAGCAAATAATGAACCATCTGGACAATCAGCAAATTCAACTGGATTAATTCCTCTATCTATATCTTTAATATATAGCTCTTGAAGAATTATTCCAGGAATTACCGAATCTTCCAAATGTTCAATATTTACATCAGTAGTTCTCTTATCATACATCATTTTTTCAGCCATTAAACGGAGAGTTTCTTTATCATATTGAATATAATATTCTCCGTTTTTACTATCCCGTCTAAATATAGGTATATCACATACCATTAAACAAGAAGTAACTATATGTTTTTCTTCATCCATCGAGAACTTCTGAGATTCCCCAAAAGCAAGCCAATTAACTTGGGTTGCAGGTTTACTGGTCAATGCTACGAACTCTATTCCATCACAATCATCGGCAATAATTGCTTGATATAATGGAAGATCATTATACATTTTTTCCATTTTTTATTAATATATAAGCTATTTTAAAAATGTAATATTGTTACAATCTTCTATTTTTATATATTTGTATACTATCAAATGTCAAGTTTTTACTCAACTAGGTTATATAATAAAAATAAAATAGACATAGCACTACTATATAAGCACTGATAATCAGCAACTTACATAGTAGTGTGTCATAAATTTTACTCACTTTAGAAACTTGCATTTGATTCTGTAACTGCAACTTTAGTTTGAGCAGTAGTAATATCACTCTCAACTACATAACATTTAACTGGTTGATTCAATTGATCCGTCTCTTTATTGCCAAGTAAGTTCCGAGTATATTCTACAGGAGCTGTATTTAAAGCAGCAGGAGCAGTAGTTCCTGCATCACTTCCAGAACCTCCAGATGAAGGAAGCTGCTCATTTTGGATAGCTTTTACATTAGCAATACCAGCTATAACAGCAGTAGCAGCTGCAATAGGAGCAAGGATAGGACCTACAAATGGAATACCTACCATAGCTTTATATGCACCTTGGGCAGAACTGATAGTATCAATAATAGCTTGAGTAGTAGCTAATGCTTTATAAACTTTAAATGATTTCTCCCTCTGTTTCTCACTCTTCTTGTCATCACTAGCTTCTTGTTTAAATACATTAGCTAAAGCTCCACTTAAAGAAGAAGCTACATTCATAGTAGCTTGAATAGCCTGTTGCTTTTTAGCTTGTCTATCTTTAAATGCTTGAAGATCTGCTTCTTCTCTTGCATTAGCTGCTTCTGATAAAGCTATATCATTAGCTTCTTGCTGTAATTTGATTGCTTGAGATTGATTAGCATATTCTTGTTCAGTTATCAGTTTATTATTATATTGCTCATCTAAGATAGCTTGCTGTTGAGACATCAATTCATTCTCTCTTGTAATTCTATCTTTGGTAAGATTATATAACTGTTCATTATAAGCTAATGTATCTTGATATTGTCTTTGAACATCTTCTCTAGATTGATAGAAATCCGTTGAACCAAATTGTTGAACTCTAGTTTCATAACTTCCAGATTTACCTGCAGATAATGCAGCCTCTTTATTTGCAAATAATTGAGATTCCCTATCTTGCATTTCTTGTAATGCAGATAATCTATCTTGAAGCTCTGTTTTATAAATTTCTCTCTGATCTTCTAAATATTCTTTATTATATGCATCATTTACTTGTTTAACTCTTTTTAAATATTCCTCTTGAGTTAATTCTTTTTTATCGAGTAGCCATTTTAAATCATTTAATTGTAACTGATAATTTTCTCTTAAAATTAAATTTTCTCTATCTGTTTCACTTAATAAAGTTTTTTCATTATCAGACCAATATTTATCAATGGCTGCTTTTTTAGTTTTTATTTCATCTTGAAGTTTATCTAAAGCCTGTTTTCTAGCTCTTGCCGCTTCTTCTTCTGCTTTTTTTCTATCTTCAAGAATTTTATTTCCTGTTTTTACAAGATTTTGGTAATCATATAAAGGATCTTTAGTTTCTGCTAAATACTTACTATTGTCTAATAGACTTTCAGAAATTCTTTCTAATTCTAATCTTGCTTCTTTTACATCCTTCCCAGTTACTTTTTTTAAGAATTGTTGTCTAGATAACGTATTTTTAAATAATTCTGAGATTTCCTCTTCTGTTTTACCAAATCTTGTACCTATTGATAGTAAATCTTTATCATAAGCAGTTAGAGCATTCTTAAATGCCTTATCTAGTTCTATAATATTATTCAAGAATATCTTAGCATCATATTCTTCTCAAGCCTTTTTTTGAGTTTCAGTTCTTATTCTATTTAATTCCCTATATGCATCAGTAGCTTTAATTACATTCTCTATTTCATCTTGTAATTCAGGATTTAATTTAATAAGACTCCGATATTCCTCCTCTCAAAATGATTCTTTAGCTTGAGTTCTTAAATTCTCATTCCTTTGTCTAATATTTTCTATTTCATCGCTTGTTAATTTAGCTTCATCTTTTAATGAAGTAAGTTTATCTATAAGCAAACCAACTGCTACAAGTAGCGCACCAATTCCTGTTGATACTAATGCTGCCTTAAATCCATTCATAGCAGCTGATGTACCAGTTATTGCCACAGATAAGGCTTTAAATGATTTTACTCCATTAAGAATACCTTCACCTAAACCTTTTAATCCTCCAATTCCCTGAACTATGGCAATTGCTGCTTGCAATTTAACCATAGTTTTTTGAAGATTCTCTGTATCTTTTCCAAATAAAGTGAATGCTGCACTAACAGCTGAAACTCCTCCAGCTAAACCTCCTGCTACTTGATTGATACTGTCAAACGCCTTAACTGCATTTACAGTTTTACCTTGCATAGATTCTGTAGCAACACCTAACTTATTTTGAACATTAACAAGTTCTTCAAGCTTTTTAGTATAGTCAGTACTACCAATCTCAAGATCTTCAAGTTCAGCCGTCAAGCCAGCTACTTCTTCTCGTAGCTGCTTGATCGACTTTGAACTGGTTTTAGTATCTATACTAATTACTTTTTTAATTTCTTCAGCCATATTAGTTTATAGTTACGTTTTTAACAGTATCTTCTGTTAGTGTTAAATTCTCTGTATATTTAACTGTTCCTGTTGGTCCGTCAGATACTCTAAATAAAAATTGAACTCCATTTTG